TATTCTTCCAAATATAGATGTTTTAGCTTTCATTCTTTTTTCTGTCTCTTTCATAGCATATTTTCTATGTCAAGAAAACAATTTAAAAAAGATTGCTTGATATATTCGTTACACATGTTTAAATTAGATCTCACCCAAAAATTATAAATCAGGAGATATTATGGAAAATCAAGAAGTATTGAAGGCTATAGCTACCCTTGCTGATAAGGTGAGTCGCTACCACGAACGTTTATTAGTTGCAGAGCGAGATAATAAAAGATTAGAAAAAACTTTATCAACACACCTTAAAGGATGTGGATGCCATGATACTTCAAATGAAAAAATAATGTTAAATGGGAATGAAGCTGATACTGAGTGCGAAGCTTGCAGTGCTTAGGATTTTTTAACAGGTGCAATCATATCGGCTAATTTAGGTGCAAAAATTTTAACATCTCTTCGGATATGTTCTTCTTTAGTTTCTGTTTCTTTATTATCAATATCTTTTTGAACTTCTTCTTCAGATGAATATTCATATCCTGTTTTTGTATTTGTAATAGTAGTTTCTGATCGACAACTCATCTTGGGTATTTCCCTACCATCATCTAATTTAACTGTTCCTAGCTGTTTGGCTTCTTCTATAATTTTAGGCATTCATTCTCCTTTTTAATTCTAAATTAAAACTTAATATAATTCTCTCTTCATTGGAATTATTTTTTTCTACTTCGTGATTAATCCATGAAGGAAAAAAAATTAAATCATTAGGTTTCGGGGTCCACGCAACACGGCTACTTGTATGTATGCTTTCGTCTTTTTGTTTTGGAGGTGATAAAACCTCAGATTGAGGTCTAGGATCATGAAAAACAAGAGGACCGCTATCAGGAGGAACTTGTAAATAAAAAACGCCTGAAAGATAATTAAAAGGGTGTGAATGCAATTTATTTCTGCTGCCAGGACCATTAACCATGGCCCACAGACCAGTTAATTCAGGAATCATATATTCTTCAATAGATAAATGATTTATTGCTTCTTGACTTAAATTTATAATTTCAGATTTTAATGTAGAAAACCGTTCGTCAAAATGTAAGTCTGTTTGACTATGCCATCCACCCTCGTTCGTCTTTCTTATTCCTTTAGGATCTTTCTGTTGTATCTCTTTTATAACTTTAATTAGGTCTTCATACCCTGCTAAATTTATAGAAAAGACGGGGGTAATAAATAAAGAATGTAGATCGATTATAAATCTCCTTTTGTAATTTCTAAAGCAGATACTGTAACATGAACTTGATTAGCAGCATTTGCTTGTAGGTATAATATATCACTTTCTTCTAAAACTAAAGGCTGTTCTAACAATTCTACTGTAGTATTAGCCGCTACACTTTTTTGATTAAATAAAACAAACGTAGAAGTAGCACTAGAATCTAAATATTTTATATCTACCAATGTAGTATTTGCTGAATCACTAGCCACTAATATAGATTTAACAAGCGTTGTGGTAGGAAAAACAGGAGAAGTGCCTGTTACCCCAGGAGAAGCCGTTGGAACCGTATAAATAGCATTTAAATTAGTATCTACAACGTCTAATGAAGAATTTACAAAATTATCAGCCAACGAACCAACTCCTTCCTGACGATTTATCTACTATGTCTTGAGAGTAAGATGTATTTAAATTTAAAATAAGTTGTTCAAGTAATCTAATTAATTGATCAATTTGAGATTGTTCATATTCAACCGTTGCATTTGGTAATCGTGTTATTGTTATTTTAGCCATTATGTTTTTTTATTATTTTGTGCAAATTTACGAGCTGCTTCTACAGATCCAAATCCCCACTTTTTAAGTGCCAATGCTTTTCTAGTTGGGCTACCATCAGGTTTTTTCATTGGTCCTTTCATACCTGCAAAGCGAGCGGCAAAAGAAATTCGTCGAGGATTTTTTCCTTTATTAACAGGGGGCTTTAAATTAGCCCCTTCTGTTTTTTTAAAATATTTTCTTCCAGCAACAGTCAATCCGCCTGTTTCACTTTTGTGTTCTTTTTTCATTAAGGTTTTTTTGCAGTTTTAGCTGATTGCTTTAAAGCTTTATCAGTAACAGTTCCTTTACCAGGTCTACTTGTTCCCTTTTTTTTAGCTTGATTTATATTATAGTATAAACCTTTTTTAACTGTTCTTCCGTCTTTAGTTTTATGAAAGCCTTTTTTCATTATCTTCTCCCATCTGGTCTGAGTTGTAATTTCATAGAGCCTAATCTCCAATTGGTTTCATCTACTACATCTGTAGCAAAATTTAATTTTACTGATCGTCCTCTACCTCTTACATTAATTTTTTGAGTTGTGCTACTAACATTTCCTGCTGTAGTTTGACTTGTAGTGGATTGAGGATAATCTTCAAGGGTCATTGTAACTGTTAATTCCTTTGATAAATTAGTAAAATCAGGGACAAATTTACTAACAGACATGAATTGATCTCCATCTGCAATTTCAATTGATCCTGATGTAAGAGATGCGGAAATAGCTGTTCCATCTGCTTTATTATTTCCTACTTCATGATTGTATAGATAAGAGGCTCCCGCGGTTACTCCAATTGGTGTATCAGATACTCCTGTGCTTGTTGTAGCATTAGCTGTTAAGCTCGCATTGTATTCGGTAGCAATAGGATTTTCGTACGTATAATTACCAAGGTAAGTTGTTCTACCTAAAGTAGTTGTATACCAAGTTCCTTCTAAATAATTATATACAACTAATCTATCTATTTGCGTTGCACTTGCACTTGGATAATACCACATAATTTCATTAAACTCAGGACAAACTCCACAAGCAATATCGTTTTTATTAGTATAACTTATATCGTCATACACATAATCTTCTACAGAACATGGCATTTTTTTAACAACACCGTCATACATGTAAAAAGCATCCTCCCCCATCCAATACGCTCTACCATTTACATCAATAGCAGCATGTTGTGCTATTAAACCACAATTAGCTCCAAGTTGTCTTTGACCAAAAGTATAAGGTGTGCCAATAAATTGAATACCGTGTAGTGAAGTATCGGTCCATACAAGAATTTGACCTGTTGATTTTACTGCTCCTACAATTCTTGAACCATCAGCAATTCTAAGTGAACCAGCTTCGTTTTCTGCAGTAGGTGCAAAAATAGTCAAACTCTCTCTATCAGCAAATCTAAAAAATAAATCATCTTGTGTAGCGGAATTTGCAACAGTAGTACAAGTTCCAAATAAAAATAAATGTCGTGTATCAGCAGAAACTAAATTAAAACGAGAAGCAACTGGTGCTGTCGCACCAAGGCTCACGGCCCTTACACTTAAACCTGAAGAAGTATCCCATTTATACGTTCCACCATCTAAAACAGTTGCTACTAAATCTTCACCAAAATTATCTAAAGACCAATTTCTTCCTTGAATAGTTACACTCGATGTTGCACGTGGTGTGCCCCAAGTACTTAATCCCCACGTTGCTACGCCCCATCCGTACCCATAAGTAGAAGCAGTTGGACCTACATTAATTTGATAATTTGCTGTAACCGATCCTCCACCAGCTGCGGTAGTTCCTGTAGCATTCGTTGGAAAAGTAATTGTATAACTATCAGCATCTATAACTGTTGTTATTTCAAATTCATTATTAAATTCTAAACCGTCAACAACATTATTTGTGCTACCATCAGTAAAAGTAACAAAATCTCCTTCAATAGCTCCGTGATCAGCATCAGTAACGGTAACCCCTGCACCTCCACTTGTTGTTTCAAAAGGATTAGTTAAAGAAGCAGTTTCTCTAATAGGTGTAACATCGTGCACACTTCCTTCTGAATATACATAAAGTTTTCTATCTGTTCCTAAAGCTAAATACCTTGTGCCATCAAGGCTTATCCATGAATGAGTGTCTCTTACTACTCCAATAAGAGTTTCATTAGGATTGGGAAGATACTCCCATCCTTTCCATCTTTCTGGTTTTCCGTAGTGAAAACGTACAAATTCAGAGTTTGTATATCTTCTTTGATCTCCTGCCGCGTAAGAGGAGTCTTGTTTGTCTACACCAGGTTGAAATTTTAAATCAGTTAATTGCATGCAGAAGCATACTAAATTATTTCTTGTTTTGTGGCAAGAATTGAGTTCCTACATTACCTTTAAAGACATACGTTCCGTGATGATTTAACCCACTAACAACATCAGCATACACTCTTCCCCCAATCTTCTGCCATAATCTACAAAATGCGTAATCTTCTGATAAGTATCTTTTAGTTTCAGGTTCAATCATAGTGTCAAAAAATGCATAATTCCAATCAGATGTGTCATGATAACTAAATTTAGTATCGTGAGGTTGATTTAAATGTTGATCGGATTTAAACTTTAAATCAGGATAAGCTTTAGCCATTTTTTCAAATACTTGTCTTTTTATCAACATAAACCCTGTAGCACCGTCTATAGCTTCTATAAAACCTTTTTTAACTTCAATTCTTTCAGGGTTTTTAACAGTTAAATTATATTCTAAAGAAGCTGCATGAAGTTCATCTAAATCAATATTAGGATTATCAATAACTCTTTTTTTTACTTTTCTCCAATCTATAGCTTTCCGTGGATATATTCCTGTTACTACGTCTTCATCTAAATCTAACATTCTAAAAACTGATTTTTCGCTAAATCCAATATCAGCATCTATAAAAAGAAGATGTGTATAATTACCAGGATCATCCATAAATAATTGAACCAAAGTATTTCTAGCTCTTGTTATTA